AAAAGGTAAAGCCTGAAGGTCTGTAATCTCTTCAGGATAGACACGATATGTGTTTCCAATTACATTTGAGAACGAATAAGATCGTGCTTCACCATGATGAAAATTAGTTCCACGAAATCCCCATGAGTATACATCTGTAACTGCAACTAAAGGGTTTGCATCATATCTACCACTTGATGATGGTGAATATGAAAACATAAAAAATTGTCCTGCCTGTGGAGCAGATACACTGTCACTAATGACTTCTTCAATTTCGACCATTAATTCATCAGGATCTTCGATTCCGATTAAACGATCTAATACTGGACTAATACGATTCATTTGATTCCGAGTTCATCCTCTGTCATCACCTTAAATTCATACAAACGATCCTTACAATAATCAACTGCTGCATGCCATTTTGCTTGGTTGCGAGCATATTCATATGCTTCACGAAGATATCCTTTTGTTTGCCTCTTTGGTTTAACAGGAGGTTTAAGTTGTTTTTTGGGTTTGACTTCGATAATATATTTTTTTATTTTACCGGTAGTCTCCTTCAGTTTAACATAAAAATCTGGAAAATACCTATGGATACGATTATCAATTGGAGAACGATATGGTATTACGATCTCTTCACTTCCCCATTCAAGTATATTCTCGTTCAAATCACAGTAAACCATGAATTTTCGCTCCCAAAGTGAACGATAAATGATGTTTGATGGATTACCTTTGTACTTTCGCGGGTGTGACGGTGAATATCTCCCTTTATATGACATAAATAATACTATAGTAAAATCATATAGGTATTTAGTGTGAGTTTTGTACAGAAAATCACAATGAGTGATGCCAAAGTCAAATTTGGTAGTTTATCGTTAAATAATCAATATCAAGTTCACTTTGCCGGTATCAATGGTGCGGTGATCAATTATCTTAGATTTGATAAGAGAATTGATAATGCTCAAGACTTTATCAGTCGTGAGGCTGGAATCCTTTGTAGTGATGCATCACTTCCAGCAAGTGCATTTGCAACCGCAGAAGTTAAAGATAATTTTATGGGAGTGCCACAAGAGTTTGCACATTCAAGAATCTATACAGATATTGACTTTACATTCTATGTGGATGAAGATTATACATTATTGAATATATTTGAAGGTTGGATGGATTATATTTCAAGTGGTGCAGGTAGAGAAGTGGCAGAATTCCAAAAACCATTCTATCGTAGAATGAGGTATCCTGATTCTTATAAGTGTGATACTATGTTTATTACAAAATTTGAAAAGAATCAAAAAAGAAAACTCAGATATCAATTTATAAATGCATTTCCTAAATCTATATCACCAATACCCGTTACTTACGGGGCTGCAGATTTATTAAAAGTATCTGTAAGTTTTAATTATGACCGCTATATAGTTGCGAATCAAATAGATTCGTGATATAATACTAAATAAAACACTGAATTGAATAATTATGCCTTTACCTAAGATTAATACCCCAACTTATGAATTAATATTACCATCAAATAGTAAGAAAGTTAAGTATCGTCCATTTCTTGTTCGTGAAGAAAAAATATTGATATTAGCATTAGAGTCGAATGATCCTAAAAATATCACAAATGCAATCATGGAAATCATGACTGACTGTATTTTTACTAAAATTGATTTGACATCACTTCCAAGTTTTGATATTGAATATTTGTTTCTAAATATAAGATCCAAGTCAGTAGGTGAAACTGTTGATATAATTGTGACTTGTCCTGATGATGGTAAAACAACTGTTGAAACATCAGTGAATATTGATTCGATTAAGGTAAAGAAAACTCGTGGTCATAAGAATATTGTTAAACTTGATGATCAGTATTTCATGAAGTTGAAATATCCATCAATGAAGCAATTTATTGAGAGTAATTTTGATGTAGAAGAGGTATCATCGAATGTGAATGAGTCTCTTGCTATGCTTTCATCATGTATTGAGATGGTTTATAATGAAGAAGAGAGTTGGGAGACAGATGATTGTTCTCCAGATGAATTGAAAGACTTTATTGAACAGTTAAATACTAAACAGTTTAAGGATGTTGAAAACTTCTTTGATACCATGCCAAGATTAGAGCATAAAATCAAAGTCAAAAATCCAAATACTGGTGTTGAATCTGATGTAGTATTGGAGGGACTGGCAAGTTTTTTCAGTTAGGTATGGCCCACACGAATCTGGAGTCATACTATAAAATTAATTTTGCCTTGGTTCAGCATCATAAATACTCTTTGACTGAGATTGAAAACATGATGCCTTGGGAGAGAGATGTTTATGTCACTCTATTGAAACAGTATATTGATGAGGAAAATTTAAAACAACAACAAAGTAGATCATAGTGGCGGTTAAAAAATTACCTAAAATAAATGTTACCAAACTCACGGATGTGGGTATGGATAGTGGTGCTGTTACTTCAAAAAAGAGAAGAGGAAGACCTAAAAAATTACAGACACCTGCAGAGGTAGAAGCAGACATTAACTTAAGAGAATTTCAAAAGGCTCAAAAAAAAGTAAATGCATCTAAGTTGATGGGTTCTCAGGTTAAGAAGACTAATGCAATTTTAATGGAATCAAATAAGATTCTTATGGATATTGCATCTGTTATATCAACTGACTTTACGACAAGGATTGACGGTGAAAAACAAGAACTAAGAGATTTGCAATCTAAAAGACAGAAAGGTGAGGTTGCAGAGAAAGAAGGTAAATTAGAAGGTAAAGGGCAATCAACAAATAAAATTGGTGCAGCTGCACAAAAAATGATGCAACCTATCATGGGTGCCTTTGATAAAATAAAAGAATTAGTATCAATAATCGGTTTAGGTATATTAGGTAGTGGAGCACTTGAATTTTTAAAAGATCCAGCAAACCTTGAAAAAGTTAAAGGATTCTTTGATTTTATTGCTAAACATTGGAAATGGGTTCTAGGTGGATTAGGTGCATTAGTTTTACTTAATTTTGCAGGCCCAATAATGTTGCTTGTAAAAGTAGTTAAGAAAGCATTTAAATTCTTAGGTAAATTAGGAAAATTGGTTAAAAAATTACCTAAAATTCTTAAAAATTTAATGAAAGGAATAAAAAATGTTGCTAAAGGTGGTTTAAAATTTGGAAAGAATTTATTTAAAGGTGGTAAGAATCTAGTCAAGGGTGGATTAACAGGACTTAAGACCGGATTTAAAGGTCTTAAAACAGGAGCAAAAACTTTAGGAAAAACTGTTGGTAAGAGTTTGGGAAAAGGTGCTGGTAAATCAGTATTAAAGAAAATTCCTTTTGTTGGATTAGGATTAGGTGCAGCATTTGCAATCGACAGATTGAGAAAAGGTGATTTTAGTGGAGCATTAATGGAACTTGGTTCTGGTGCTGCGTCTATGATTCCCGGTGTTGGAACTGCAGTCTCTCTTGGACTTGACGCTGCACTGATAGCGAAAGATGTTGTGGACACTAAAAATCAAGAAGCAACCGAAGGAGGTGAAGTTACTGCGATGAGAAGAGGTGGAAATCTCACAAAAGGAAAACCATATCTTGTTGGTGAAGATGGCCCAGAATTGTTTAGTCCGAATATAAGTGGGTCATTGAAAAGGGCGGGTGCTACAGCAGAAACATTAAAAACCTTGGCAGAGGATGAATCACCAAACATAATTCAAATGGATTTACCCACAATTAAATCAGCACCTCCAACTATTCCAACAAAATCAGTTCCTGCAAATGAGGTTGAGTTGATAAGTCCTGTTAATACACTGAATGAATATATGTTGGCAGTGCCTGATCTTCTAGGGATATCTGTATGACAACTAACAACGCTGCAGCATCACAATTAAAATTAAATGTAACTAACATTAAAAGTGTGTTGGTTAAAGGTAATAAGAGTATGACACGCTTGAAAGCATTCAAGGCAAAAACAATATTTAATATGGAACAAGATGATTTAAGAAAGAAAGAAGAGGAATCGTTAGAAGCAGTCAAACCAAAAAAGAAAAAAATTACAGCAGATAAATCACCAGTCAAATCTAAGGGTGGTATCTTGAATAAGTTGATGACATTTGCTGGTATTATATTGGGTGGTGTTTTAGTAAATGCATTACCAGCAATACTTAAAAAATTAAGAGATATATTTACATCAGTCTTTAATTTCTTAAAACCTGTCGGTAAAGCAATAATGGGAATCATAAACTTCATTAGTGGTGACACGATGGATATGAGTAAATATGATTCTCAGAAAGCAACTGTTGATGATCAGTTTGCACAAATGAAAACTGCTTCAGAGGAATTAAATACAGAGGCAGAAAGTGCAGCAAGTCTTGAAAAACTTTTAGAAACTCCTGCCGAAGTTGATGAAATAATTGGTGAGGGTGGTAAAGTAGATAGTGAAACTAAGGAAAGTCAAGTAGAAAATGAAGCATCACAAGTGGCATCAACTGAAAATGCAACTGATACTGGTGGGATGATAGAAACAACAACCCCAGAAGAAAAAGAAAAGGCTGCTATTCAAACTATGAAGTCTGATCCAACTGTTCAGAAAAAGAATGAGGGTGGTAAGATAAGCACATCTAAGGGTAATATTAAAGATAGTGTTCCTGTATTACTAAGTCCCGGTGAATTTGTAATCAACCAGAAAATAGCAAAGACTATTGGATATGAAAAGTTAAAACAAATTAATACTATAACCACTAATTCTTCTGCTCAAATATCACCAAAAACACCCAATGATATTTCTATGTTAAATAATGGTAAGAAGAAAGGTAAAACTACAATTATAATGCAAACTCAAGTTGTTGAGAAAGTCACTCCAGTTCCAGTATAATGTCAGCACCAGCAGCAGGCCCATCTAAGTACGATATAATTCAAATCGAAAAGGATGGAGAAACAATTGATCTTA